CTGGATGGTAGGAGTCTTTTCATACTGCTGCTTGGCAGCAAGCATCTTCTTCTTGTAGATGGTACGTTCTTGATAGATTTTATCCATCAACTCAGGCAAGAAACCATGGGTCTCTGTGGTGTACAGGGTGCCGTTAGGACACACTGTCTGCCCCTTCAGGTCAGACAGGTCTATCTCCTTGTTCAGCAGTCTCTCAAGGTTCGCTGACGGGTGTTTGGTGGGCAATAGCGTCTCTGGCGAGAGATTGTACTGCATGATAAGGTGTGGATATAGGGAGTTGAGGTCAAAAGACACAACCCAGTCATAGATCCCTGGAATAGGTTCCTTGACATATGCACCAGCATACTTATTATCCTTGGTGCTTTGACGTTTAGGTGGAATAGCAATGTTTCTACGAGCAAGATAAACATAGATGATGTTATCCCACATACGAACCTGTGAGTAGACATCTTCAAAGTTTACCTTGGCATCGTATGCCATAACTACAGCAAGTTCAAGTAGTTTCATCTTGTCATCTAGTTTATCAACCAGACGAACGTCAATGATGTTGTACTCTACAAACTTTTGCCAGTCATTATCGTAGAACTCTTTGAAAGTATCATACTCACTGTGATCCAGTTTCTTCTGTCCCAGTTCCACAAATGCAATGTGGTCCAGACGATACGATTCTTGGTTAGTGTAAGTAAACTTACGATACAACTCAAGATAATCTAATGTAGATACCCCAGTGATATCATAAGCAATATTCTTACGACCTTTAATCCAAACTTCTCTGCAGTATATGTTCTTCCAGGGAGACATAAGTCTTGCTGCTTTGTCTCCAAGCAAACGTTCAATACGCCTGATAATATACGGCATATCAAACAGTTGTACATTCCATCCAGTAATAATATCTGGATAGTTTGAAGACCACCAGTGAAGGAATGCTTTTAACATACCTTCTTCAGTCTGGAAGTGCATGTATTGCACATCCTTCTGGGTATTATGAAACGGACGAGTACCGAATACAGAAATCTTACCAGTGTGAGAATCTTTGATACTGATCAACAGTATTTGCTGGTCAGCAGCTTCAATATTAGGAAACCCATTCTCTGCACCAGTCTCAATATCAAGAGTAAAGACTCGAATCTGATTGACATCAAATTTCATCTCCTCGTCAGGATATTCTTCAAAGATATACTGATTCAAGAACCTTGTTTGACCACAGATCTCAAAGTCAGGTATCTCTTTATGGTCTTCAATGAACTGTTTGGCATCTTTGATGGTGCCTTGCTGTATGGGACGGACGCATTTACCATCCAGTGTTTTCCAATCAGTAGGTTTCAGTGATGGCAAGTATAGAGTAGGATTATATTTTACTTTGTCCTCAAATGCCCTACCATCCTGGTATCCTCTTACATAAATGTTATTTCCAGATTGTTCAACACTGGTGTAAAACTTCATTAGTCCTCTTTGTCTTTCAAATCATAATATTGGGCAGCGAACATAGCACTTGGTTCAGCAATCAAAGAAATTTCTGATGACCTTACAGTAAGTTCGCGGTCGTCACTGTATGGAGGGAATGGTAATGCACCATTCTCCGATACTTCACAAGGATATTTTAGCACACAGTCTGGATCACCAAACTCTACATCAGGGATCTCTTCGACTTCTGCAACGATCCAATGACCATCAAACTTCAGGAGTTTCAGCATCTTCAGTACTTTCAGTAGGAACAAAACCGGTTTCGGCAGACACTTCAGTGCGAGTTGCTTGTGCTTCAGCTGCTTCTGCCTGTGCAACAGTATTATCATACGCTTCTACTAGTCCATCATCAGGAGTACCGATAGTAAGGAGAGTAGAAAATGCCACTCGGAATTGTGTATCAGAAGAGTAAGGGAGCCACTTTGTAAATCTCACCTGAACTTCTTGATTAGAAGGATCACCGACAGTTTTTTCCACATTCAAAATGTATGGGCGCTGCATAACCAGACAAACTGGTTTTCCTTCAGGGTCATTGTTCTCTCGGACTTCCTGAAGTTGAGCAATTACACGTTCACCTGTTGTCAGGACAACAATTGATACTGCGGACATAGTTTTTTAGTAACGAACATATGTATGATAGCATAAAAAAAGAGGGGTGTCAACTGGATTGTGCCAGTTACCCCTCTGTCATACGACGACGATATACCCTATTTATTCAAGCAACAATTCTTTTTTTGAATCCGCAATAATATTGTACACTGTTCTCTTTTGACTTTCTGGAATAATTTTTTCAAGTGATACCTTTAACAACCCATCTTCAAAACTAACATCATGAACTTCAATGTCTTCAGATAATTGCCAGGTATTACAGAATGATCTTTTTGATAATCCTTTATGAATATATTCTACTGTAGAATCTTTTGGCGTACTGACACTGGTAATTTTGAGAATGTTTGATTCTGTTGATACTTCAATTTCCTCCGGTTTAAAACCTGCAAGAGCCATTTCAATTTCGTAATTCGCATTATCGTGTTTGATAAGGTTGTAGGGTGGATAACTTTTATTGTGACTGGACATACTATCTAGTCTTTGAAAAATTTCATCCATCCCAACGTAGTGAGGCACATATAAATCCCAAGTATTATTCATTTTTAATCTCCTTTAGTAAGCGAGTTTTTTATGAGTGGACCCCGAAGGCATCCATTACTAATTATAACAGATCATAAAAAAACCGGGTAGTAAGACCCGGCATATTTTATTCGGTTTACTTTATTCTTCAGTCTTTTTACGACCAATGTTATATTTGGACTCAAGTGTCCATTCATCTTTGTCTTTAAATGCCAGTACCTTGATCTGGTTGAGAGGAGCAACATCTTCAATGTTAGCTGACTCTACTACAGCAACTAATCCCCAATCAGAAAGAAGTTGTGTAATTCTATTGCGTCTTTGCAAATCATTAAGAGTAAAATTCGTTCTCTTACCATCCAAAGCAAACAATTCTTTGAAGTGTACAATGTAATACCTACCTTGTTTGTGTAGGATATGACATGATTGATATAGTTTTCTTTCTTTTCTTGAAGCAACACCGATGCGGGTAAGAGTCTCACGAACCTTCAGAAAATCATCAGGTTCAGACAGACTCACTTCTACCATATCAGAAGGTTGCCACTGTACTTCAATTTCAGTATCATTTGTCATTTTCGTCCGCCTTTATCTAATAGTTTTTTAATCTCATCAAGTTCAGAATTCGTGAGAATTCTTAAAGCGGCGACTGCTTTATTATGACTATATCCATAATATTGCTTAACCAATTCAAGATGCTCAAGAGTTTCTTTTCTCACCCACGGCGTAAACCGCTTACGAGGCTTCAAACTATTTAGGAAAAAGTCATACTGCATCTTTTTATCTAACGAAGGATACTTATTCATTTCGTTAGAGTAAAGAATGGTATCAGTAAAACCAGACAGACACTTGTTAATAATAAAAGGAGGATACTTTTTTACAGCATCCTCGTTATCAATTAAAATATTCTTTTTTGATTGATTAATGCTATAAAGATAATCCTTTAATTCCATATTACATTTTGGCAGTTACGCCCATCACTTTTGCATTTGGGTTACGAGCAAGAGCAACCTCTCTTGCTTCTGAATAGTTACGAGCAATGACCTGCTCCTTGAACACGGTTCCTGCTACGTAGAGGGTGACTTCACACTTCATAGTTGGTAAGGACGAGTTCCTTGCGAGACGCTTGATCTGTATTATAGCACCCCACACTCCTCATAGTGTATGTGTGTGCAAATTCAGCAGCTGTCCACCCTTCCTGGAAGCGGTCTCGGATCAACTGCGACGAATTGTAGCTAATAAGTTGATTAGAGATAAAGCGATCACAATCAGAAGCAAACTTGTCGTGGTCGAATCCTTTATGCATGCTTCCTCGCTTACCATAAAGATTAGATCCGATCTCATAGGGGGGATCGAGATAGATGAAGGTTGACTTGCTATCGCAAAATAGTTCTTCATATGATAAGTTAGTAATTTTCCAGTTTTTAATCATCAAGGAGTAGTCAGGAAGTTTTTGAATCCCTCGCATTGAGAAGTTGGAATCGGATGCCTGCCTGCTAAAGGATGAGGACTCTGTGAGACCAGAAAAAGAGCACTTGTTAACAACGTAAAAACTAACAGCACGAGATAGATTGGATTGATTACTTGGTGTTTCATTTAAATAATCTTTTGATTGTTGAAAGAGTACTCTGGCAGATACTGGTTCTGGATGCCTCAACTTAAGTTCTGCAAGTTGATCACGCATCTCTACCCCATTCTCCTGGAGTTCTCTCCAGAAGTTATAGAGTGGTTCATACAAATCATTCACCCAGATGTCTACTTTTGGATAAAGTTTACCGATCTCAATGGCAACACTACCACCGCCCAAGAATGGTTCACGATATTCTTTTACCTGGGAAAGGTCTGGGAGGTACTGGAACAGTTTGCTTAACGCTCTGCTCTTTCCGCCGGGGTATCTCAACGGCGTCTTCAGTGACTTCAAAGTTTTTGTCATTATATTTAAGGTATTCACGAAAGATGTGTTTCATTTCACGCTGCGTCATACCACAATGATCAGCAGCATGGGGTAGATTCATTGTAGCATAGAAGAGACCTTCGTTTGCTTCTTTAACATTCTGTGGCGTCGTCTTCTTCATCGACATTTTCAAAATCCTCTATTTGATTTGCAGATACTTCATGCTCACCAGCAATAAGATACCAGTGATGTCCTGCACGTTCACCAAGATACATCATCTCATCTTTTGGAAAAGCATTTTCTCGCATTGCTGCTTGAATTTTCAGATGTATCAGTTCTTCCTGTGTAGGTACTTTCATCAGAGAATAAGTTTTTTCTGTGGTGTAATTACTGTCGAGAACATTGATTCATACTGTTCAGCAATATTAGGATTAGGTTCCGAAATATACACTACAAAAGATTTAGGAACAGTGAATGTCACATCTTCTTTTGCAAGTGGGGACCAAGGTGCAAATCCAAGTTGTCCCTGTCCTTGAGGTACAGCAACAATAGCACTGCCCATAGTAATACTATCATCAGTATCTTCAATCAGATCACAGATGACATCTTCGCCAGAATTTAGACGTACAAGTTTGGTGTTCATTTTAGGTTTCAGTGTTTAGTTTATTTGAATTCACAACTCATCATGACTTCGGTAAGACATGCTAGCAGATTAATTTCTTGATCTGCAACAAAAGCAATTTGATATTGATATTTCGCAAGAATCAAAACTGCTTCCGGGATAGATGATCCCTTAAGATTCTCATAAAGAGAATCATATATTTTACGAATGACGATAGTTGGATCGTTGTCAATGTTTTCCACAACCCACTTTCGGACTGTAGTAAACTCTTTGTTCTTCATTGCTCGAATCAAATCATTGACAGATACGTCAGCGATATCAACCAAGATAGAAGAGTTGATCTTACCTGTTGCTGCATGGCGTTGACATTCGTTAATCAAACGACGCCAGTCAGGATAATAACGTTGGATAAGTTTAACAAGAATCTTGTCTTCACATTCAACTTCATTGTCTTTCAAGATCTGTTTTAGACGGACAAAGAATGCTCCTTGCAAATCTAACTTTGCATCATTCTTTACCCGGAAATCTACAACTGTGCATCTAGAATGCAGTGGATCAATAATCTTATTGGGGAAGTTACAAGTAAAGATGAAACGGCAGTTACTATGAAACTCTTCCACTGCTGCTCTCAAGGAGAGTTGTACATCAGTGGTCGTGTTGTCTGCCTCATCGATGATCACAACCTTGTGGGGTGCCCCAGAGGTCAATGAGACTGTTGTAGCAAACTGCCTCACCTTGTTGCGAACGGTGTCCAGGAAACGTCCTTCATCAGATCCATTGATCACAATGAAAGAAGCACCAATCTCTTCGCACAATGCTTTAGCAAGTGTAGTCTTACCAACTCCAGCAGTTCCTGCCAAAAGTAAATTAGGGATCTCACCTTTCTCACGAAATGCTTGAAAGCATTCTTTGATGCTCTTGGGTAAGATACAATCCTCAAGGGTGTGAGGACGATACTCTTCTACCCAAAGAAACTTTTTATTCATCATCTAATAATAATTCAATTGGTTCAAAAATTTCTGTCAGTGATCCTGTTCTTGATATACACTTGGGGTGATTTTTGAGGTTACCTCTAACATAGTCACCCTCACCTTCTTTACCTTTAGTAGTATACACTATAGCAAAGTCATTGTCTGTACACCATTGCATAACCCACAATAATGCAGCACCATCCATTTGTCCAGTAGTAAGGTCGGAAGTTAACATAACAGTTTTTGCATAACTTTGACGTTTAAAAGTCATAAGAAATCCAACTTTATCTGGTCGCATCCAATCAGGGAACGACCATTCTTTCAACCAAACACATCCATAAGTATCACACATATGCGGACGAGAAAGATCATTGTAAAGTCCACATCCAGATTCTGATACATGAGGACAGGGTTGACCTGGTATTACCTTATGCTCATTCACTTGAAGTGTAATAGTTCCTCGGCAGCATAGTGTACATTCTCCACAGTTTTTGATATTCATTAACGAGGTTCGAGTGCTACGTAGTATTTAAGATCAATACTTTGATGTTGCCATTTAGTGATCAACTGATCGGATACTTGCACATTATATTTTCCAGGATGAACACGAATATTTTCGACCTTCATATACATTTCAAAGTCTCCAATACTTTCTCCCTGTAATGTCTGACTATAAACATTACCAGTATCATTCTCACGATCACAAAGACTTAATGTGATAGTTCCATCAGCAGAAGCTGTATACAAAAGATCGGGAAGACCGTAAACTGCAGATGCTTTTTGTAAAGAGATTAGATCTTGATGTTCTAAATTAAAACTAAAGTCTGCATTAGGAAAGATAATATCTCGGTCAGGAGAAGCACTCAAAGTAATTTCTGGGTCAGAAAAATAATACTTTGCTGACCGTCCATTACCATTGATGGTTACATAATTAGAGTTTCCAAATTCTAAAGTAGCATCATCACCAAAAAGAGAAAGACCCCCAAGGAATTGATTCAAATCATAGATACCAAATGTCTGTGGAAATATTTCTTCACTGTTATATTCGGCAATAGAATTTTCACCCACACTAATAGTTTTTAGTACAGTACCTTCACGAATCAAAATAGAACTATTGATAGTACAAAAGTTTTTTAGAATCTCGAAAGTTTGTGTGGAAAGGTTAACTGTGCTCATTGAGGGTAGGATTCGGTAGTGTTTGATTTGTCAGAGAAGTGGAGCAGCAATAATGCATAGTGTAGGATTTTGATAATGTCCCTACGTGCAGTTCCCTTACGATCATATCGAGAAGCATACTTCAGGATGTTAGAGCGACAGAATGCTTCTGCATCACCACAGGCTTCAATCAGATCTAACGTCTGAATTGCATCATTGCCTGCTGAATAGTGTTGTCCATAAGTTCCCGCGATGTAATCACTCAACTCTTTTAAAAGAGCATCTTCATTGTATTTTTTTGCCATAGTCATCAATCAATATCGGTATAATAGCATCTATCAAGCGTTTAGTCAATAGTCTCTACGGTTTCTGCCGTAGCATTCTCATCGATCTTATCATAGAGTTCAACAAAGGACTGCTTGGTTTCATCATCGAAACGATTAACACAAACTTCGATAGACTTCATACGCTTACCAAAGATAGCATAAGCACGGATGATGTGTACCAGACGACGTGTTGAGATCACTTCATCGATGCCGCCATCAGCAAACGTTTTGCGAATGACATCTGCCCATGTAGAAAGTTTCTCACAAAACTCACGATCTGTCAACCCCAGATCAAGAGAAATGCCCTCAAGGATACGCTGTTCAGTTTTAGGAGTAGGATACTCTTGCTCAAAAGTTAACGCAAAACGCTCAAGGAAGGCTTCGTTGAGAACGTTAGTTCCAATAAAGCGACCGTCATCGCTGCCTTTACCTTTAGTATTTGCAGTTGCAATAACATTGAATCCAGATTTAGGGTTTACGTAACGACCAGTCTTCTTCAGAAACACACCCTTACCTTCGAGAATGGATTGGAGACAGAGGATTTTGTTAGAAGCAAGGTCAACTTCGTCGAGTAACAAGATTGCTCCGCGTTCGAGTGCTTCCACGACAGGTCCGTTATGCCAAACAGTTGACCCATCCACAAGGCGAAAGCCACCAATAAGATCGTCTTCATCAGTTTCAATAGTAATGTTTACACGAATCAGTTCCCTTCCAAGGTGCGCACAGGCTTGTTCGACACTAAACGTTTTACCGTTGCCTGAAAGTCCCGTAATGAATGTAGGATAGAACAGATTGTCTTGGAGAATGGCCTTAAGATCATTAAAAGGACCAAAGTTGACGAAGGTATCATCTCTCTCTGGAATAAGGTTCTGTTCTAATTTAGGCTCAACAGAAGGTGCACTAAAAGATTTCTCAATACTTTTAACTGCTCTAAGAGTAACTTCCAAATTCCACTTACCACGACCAACCTTAAACTGTTCGATTTTCTTCG